GCAGCTCCGTTTGTGCGAGAGAGATTCTCTGAGTCTGTGAGAAGATATTTGGATCTGCAACTGGCAATATATCTACTCTGTCGTCGAAGTCCATTTGTTTGATTTGTCTTTGGCCACCAACGACATCATACGGATAGATCGGAGGTAGATATAATTTGAAAACTCTTGCAAGTAAGTTAAATTCTTTTTTCATCGCAGCATATACTCTTTTATGAATCGCAGACATTACTCTCGATCCTCTTTCCAACATAGCCACTGTCGTGCCCACTGCTGCTTGTTGGTTCCCGTCTCCTACTTGCAGGTCCGCAATGGATGCGAATCGTTGTCCTGCAGATACCACGACACCCATAAGTTGTAATAAGGTCTGTGATGGTTCCTTAAATGGAAGCATCATAAAAGCATCTTTTAAGTTTCCACCAGGAGCATCTACATCTCTAAATTCTCCAGGTTGAATTGACTGCGCTTCGTCTCTCATTTTAATTCCACGCATCTTAAATCCAGCAGGTAAGTTTGACAAGGTTCCAGCGTCGAGCAATTGTCTTAAAGCTGCTGTTGCTGTTCTTGATAGTCCACCTATCATGTGTAATAAACCAAAACCATAAAAACCAAGTCCTGGTAAAAATTTAAAGTGAACAAAATAATTAATTTTCTTTTTCATCGGATCACCGACTTCGTAATTTCTTCTAATAGATAAAATTTTTCTTGTGCCTTCTTCTAAAGTTATAATGTAAGGTATTTTAATTCCTGTTGGTTCTCCATCTTGTCCAACATCTTCAAAACCTTCTAAATCTAAATCAGTATGACATTCTAAAATGCTAAACATTCTATCATCTCTACCTTTAGAAACTCCTTCTAAAGCTCTTTCTTTTTTCTCAGCATCTGTTTCATTAAGGTGACTTGGATTAACTTCTATGTCTCTATAGAAACCACCGACTTGTTGTTTTCTTAATTCATTTTCTGTCATTCTAACTGTGTGAATAATAGTTTCACAATCATCTAATGAAGTTGCTGTATAAGGTACAACTAAATCGTCTGCAGGAACAAATTTAGAAACTGCTCTTTGCATTAATTCATCGTAATAAACTTTTTTAAATGTTGACCCTGCTAATGGTAAATTAAATAACATCTGATCAAATTCTGGCTCGTATTCTTTCATCTGATCCATCAATTGATAGTTCATGAAATTTTTAACTCTTTGAGACTGTTGTTCTTTATCAGGTGTAGGTAATCCAATTATTTGAGTTCTAACTGGTCCATCTGCTGGTAATAATTCTTTATAAGCTAATGCTTGAAACTGAGTTACAGCTTCAGCAAGTACCGGGTGAGTTGCACCGGATGCACCTTTAAATGGTTCTGATCTATCGTCGTAATTAAATCCTAATAAATCTAATCCAGTTGTATAAGCTCTTTCCCAGTCTTTTCTTGAAGATTTATAATCGGAATAATCTTGGTGAAGTTTACTTCCTAATTTATCTAAAACATCATCAGGTAATAATTCTGCTAAATTAGAATAGTGTCCTTGATCTTGCCCTGGATTCATTGCCATAGGGTCAAAATTAATATCTACACTACCATCCTCATTCTGTTGTACATCAACAGGATTTTCTACATCTTGTTGAGCTTGTTGCTCTTCTATAGCTACTTCTTCAGGGTTAGGAATATTTAGTGTTTGTCTTACGTTTGGTAAAGACTTGTCTATTTCTGCCATTTATTTTCTCCGATATTATTACGTTCTTAACTTGTTTTGAGGGAATATTCAACTGTGGAATAGGCCCTCTTTTAGGGGGTACTGTGGTTGTTAATTTTCTAGTCAATGTCATAGTCTAAATCATAAGAATCATCATACTCTACTTCAGGGAATACATCCTTCTTCTTAGTTCCTTTTTTCTTATGAATTTGTTTAATTGTTTTATTTTTAGCAAATGCTTCAATTTCTGTTAGATCTGACACTGCATCATCTACAGTTGTTATTGTACCATCCCAGTCCCAATCTGGATCTTCAGGATGACCTGTTCTTACAGGTTCTGTTTCAACAACTTGAAACGTATTATCTTTTTTGGAATGATGAGAAAATTTTTCAGTTTTAAGATCTCTAAATTCTCCAGTGATTTTCTCTGTATCATATTCTAGTGAATATTCTTTGTTGTAAGCTCCACTTTTTGTTTTATAGTCTCCAAAACGACTTTGTGAGTGAGGTGTTACATCTATTCTCACGTCTCCAGTGTCTATTTGATAAATTAAATCTACATCATCACCGCCTTCAAGAGTACCTCTTTTTATAATTTGTCTCTCTCCAGTAGCCATAGTTTTAGTTACATCGTCACCTTCGTTCCAGAGCTTTTTAACGAGCGACGGGAACCATTCTGGCATGCCTTTAATTTTTTGTATAACTGGACCTGTGTATTGTCCAGCTTTACCTAAAAGTTTTCCAACTTTAAAATATTTTCCAACGATAGGTATTGCTGCAAGAGCGGTTACACCTTTTATGAATGCTCTTCTACTTGGATCTTTAGGTCCTTTAGCGAAACCTACACGGCCGCCTTCAGCTGCTTGCCAAGGATCTATTTCTGGTTTAGGTAAATTAGATTTTCTTTCAAACTCTGCAGCTCGTTGTTGCCTTAAATCTAAAACATATTGATCTGCTTCTGCTTGAATTGCTTTAAAGTCATCTGGTAACTCTTGTGGCATGTCCATATAATCTTCACCATAATTTTTATAGGCTTGTAATTGAGAGTAAACATCCTCACCATATTTATCAATTATATAATCTCTTTCTTCTTTTGCCGTTACTAACCCTCCAGCTAAAACAATATTTGCTAAAGCTTCAGGAGTAGACGCTCCTGATTTTAAATCACTTAATACAAAACCAGCCTCTAATGGAACTGCTAAAGGTGCTAATGCTTTACCAGCTACTCTACCCGCAGTTTTTATACCTTTCCAAATTGGTTTTCTTGCCGCGTATGCTCCTGCTGCTCCAGCTCCTGCCGCTGCTTCTGGTAATATGCTTCCTGCTTCTGTGCCGTCGGCTGCTGACGCTAAAGTAGAAATACCTACCGCACCAATTGTTCCTGCTATAAGAGGTTCAACCAATTTTCCAAATCTAGGGATAGACCCCAATGCTTTTATATATCGGCTATTAGCAAGTTCTGAAGTACCTTTATATTTTTTTAAAACGTTTCCTGTTTCTTTAATAGTGTCAGCATTCATTATTGCTCTATCAACAGCATTTGTAATTTTTGTAGGCTTGCCCCCAGGGACTTTATAAGTCTCTAATCCTTTTAATGTTTCTCTTAATTTAGTATTAATAGGGTGTTTAAGATCTGGTATTCTTATAGTTTGAGGTTTAATACTGATTTTACCTGTGTTACTTAATTCAAATCCACCTAAACGATGACCTGTTTTTTTAAAAAAATCTGACTGTAGATTAGTTAAAGCTTCTGTAATAGGAATTTTTTTACCATCAATTATAGTATGTGTTTGTCCTTTTTTGGCTGCTCTAAAAAGAGATAGCACTTTGTTGTCATAATGCTTACCTTTATAATCATTTAGTTTATTTGTGATAAATTCTATTCTTGTATAATTTTTTCTATAGTTAGGGAAATTTTTCATTAAAGAATCAATATCAGTATGATCTCCAGCCATTTTAACAGTTCCTAATTTTGAAACTGCTCCACTTAATTCCGAAAGAAGTTTAATCTCTGATTTTGGTAAACCTAATAATTTAGCTTTATCTACTACTCCAAGATTTCCTGCAGCATCTGTTAATCCTATAAAATTTTTCTGAAAATCAGAATTAATATAGTCTAATGGTGTTTTAATTTTACTATATAATTCTGTTGCAAATCTCTGAGGTTGATTCGTATATAATCCTCCTAATTTTCTTAATCTTGTAATAAACTCCCCACTAGCTTCTGCCATAGATTTACCAGTAGCATTAGCATATAATCTAACAAACTGACGATTTTTTTCAGCGAAAGAAACATTGGAATCTTTCAATAATTTTTGATTATTTTTTATAACTTTATCTAATACCTTAACATCATCAAATATTTTTTGAGCTCTAGTTTTAAATAATTCGTTAGGATTTAAACCAGCTCGCTCAAGAGAATTTTCAACAAAAGCTCCACTTATTTTTCTATCTATATCTACAGTTACTGCTTTTGCTATGTCAGTAGCTGAATCTATATCAGGGTTCTTTTTCATATAATCCAAAATAGCATTATGAATCATGTCTCTTTCTGCTTTTGGAATTTGAAGCCCTGAAATTGTTTCTGTTATTTTAGATACATTTAATTTTTTATCATCTAATAGTTTTTGATAATATGTAGTAAAGGTTCTTTTTTGAGAAGAAGTATTTAATTTATTGATCACACCTTCATCTTGCAGGGTATTTGTTACTTCAGGTGCAGAAAGTCCTTCATTTAAAAGTTCAATAGCTCTTTTTTCCAGTTTGG